TGTGACCAACCGTGCAAAAAGCTACCAAAAGCCGCGCAAACCACTACCATACTACCCCACCAAAATCTGCACCACAAAAGACTGCCGAAGCTGCCCAGGTCCAGTATCCTCGATACGAGGAGCCCCCCAGACCACAGCAGGCCGCATCTCCCCCATGTACATCACCGGCATGACCCAACCCTCCTGAATTGCCCTGTGACCGTCAGTCGTAATTGTCGCAGGTACCAGCGTATAAGCACAGGCTGCTGAGTCAGGATTTTGCAATGCATCACTGGCCATCTGATCCAGCACGGCCTTGCTACCAACCAACGGGGCCGCGATATCCGGTGCCGGGCGGTCACCAGCCCCTGTCTTTGCTGTACTCTCCATCATGGAACTCTCTTGTAGAAGATAGTGAAGGCTACTGGCCATACCACTGAACTATCCTCAAAATCAGTTGACGGCGGATAATAAGGGTATTGATTAAATGTAGCATTGTATTCAATCATGGCCTGGCAAGGCTTTCCAAAGTTATCAATGTCAACCGTAACCTTTCGCCCTGATGTCGTCTTGGGCGGGGTACCAGCCTCGTTGAAACCCTTGGTGCTTGGTGGATCAAACCACCAGAATCCACTAACCAGCCCGGTAGGGATAAATTTGAGATCGTACGTGTTTGCCCCTGAATAAAACGTATTGCGCTCTGATTGCGCCCTGGTGACAGGTTTAGGGCTTTGGGTGCTCCCCATCGAACCGGTTGAAGGAACGATCCTTGTCACCTGGATAGAAGGGTCATGCTGCACTATCAGGTATGCAGTGGCGTTTTGCAGCAGGTCGTCATTTCTGTTGAACTGACTGGCAACCTCATCAATAGCTGCAAACGTAAACAGGCTACTATCCGATTGCTCGTCAGTCTCGGCTGTCCATGTCGCACTCGGACTCTCAGACATGATCCTCATCTCTCAGTTTGAATTTAAGATCATCAGGTCGCCCGTTATAAGCAGTCACTAAAAAGTTCCTACGGCGCACCTTGCAGGTTACCTCGCCTGCGCTCCAACCACTCACAGCGGCCTGTAACGCCCCGTCTCCTGATGCTTTGATCGTACCTAACGAACGATTACAGCCCCAATCAACAGAAATAAACTCATAAATTGGCAGGGGGAACGAAATCTTACCCTCATCAAACTCAAGGCTCTTCGTAACCTCAATAATCTCCTCAGAGCCGCCTGGAATCTGAACATTACCACACTCAGTATTGCATGTAATCAGCTCGAACGGAACCCACGGGTACCGGTACCCGCGTATAATGGCCTTGCTCGGGTCATCCTCATCCTGTATAATCTCCGGGGCTGGAAATATCACGGACTCTGACTCGGCAACGTTACGTACTGTCACGGCGTTGTACAGCGGCGTGGTCGGGTAGTCCTGCTGGATATCTATCGCGTACTCGGACTCCGGAATAATCAGGTCGTAATCGTCAAATCCAGGAACAAGTAGTTCATCCCAGTTTTTTGCCAGCTTTGGACGGATCAGCAGGTTACCATCGATGTCCGGGCCGATCCACGCCAGTGGATACAACTCGTTGATTATCTCAATCGGGTACCGCTGGCCACCGTCCAAATCCTGAAGGAGGGGGTAATCACCATACTCCAGTGTATACGGCAGGTAGGGCAGGCAGAGGTCATCAAGCACCTCATGGGTAAGAGTACCCGCAGGCCAGACGGTAGTAACCGGGTTTGACCCATATGCAAATTCACTATCTCCCACCGCCTCCGGAAGGCGGCCTAGCTGAGCAGTCGGGCTTACCAGATCAAGAGTGACCGTCCGCACGTCGCCTTGATCCGTAGCTGAAGCAGAAAATGATGCTTGTTTATAAATCAGCTGAATTTCCTTGTTCACCACCGGGACTATCATGCCACCCTGAAGGCGGGATGAATACCATGTTAAAGTTGCTATCCCACCGAGGCCAAGGGTAGTGAATCTTTGGTCGTTAGGAACCTGCACCTGGAACTGGTTGTAATATCCATTGCGACCACCAGCGGTATTGATACAGTCCAGCTGAACGCTGTCTACAACTGTAGACAGTCCAGCTTTAACAGAAAAATTATCAATCAGGCCATTGAGCCATAGGGAATAATGCTCCTCATATAGCTCGTTGCCCCTGAAAAACAGGTTAAACAGGTAATCCCGCTCAATGAATACCTGCCCCGCTCGAACTGCAAAATCATAAATCGCCTGATACAGTTCATAGGCGATCAGGTCAAAATTATAATCGGTCTCAAATTGCTTTGCACGCTCCAGGTTAAATGGATAACCAGTTTCATATTTTATGGCGGGTCGAACCTGAAAATTATACGCCGCCTGGGCTACTGGGGCTGGTATTGTGCGGTAGCTGTAAAATTGCTCAGTTAAGTTGCTCAATAAAAAGGAGTAATCACTCTCTGTGGATATAATAATATCCCACAGTATAAGATTATCGCCCAGCCCATTATGATATACTTCTGACCATGCCTCGGTCTTCAACCCTGAAAGAAATTGAACATCATCAAAGATACCCTCCCAGAGATCACCGACCGTAGCGCCGTCGTATTCTTGCCCGATAGAAATCTGGTCACCTGCTGCATTGCCTATCCCTGCCGCTCCATCTGTCCACTGAAGTACTCCATCAAGATGAAATGATAATACCCCAGTGAATCTGTTATACGATAAAACAAGCGTATGGAATTCCCCGTCCCGTACAGCATCATCGCTGGCACGATCTGTTAATGATGAGCCAGAGGCATTAAACGCTATGATTCGCTGGTTAGATTCGTTGCGATTATACACTAGCATGACATTACCACCGCTAGCGGTATTTATAGATATCTGCGCAGTGTTACGCGATACATTGTTGTATTCAAGACGAGTTGCAATGGTCCAGTCAGCCAGTAGGTCTCCAGCTACGCCGCTTATGTCGGCCCATGATGCCCCGTCCAACTCTATCCCACCGCTGCCAGTGTCGGTAATGGCGCTGGTTATCGCCCCTGATACTGCTCCGTTGTATCCGTTGAAAGATGAATCAATTAATGCAGATGCAGGATCCTCATCGGTGCATCGTAAAACTAGAGCTGCCATTTCATCTTGCGCCGAGGCAGCGGCCAAAGAACCAGGAGTTCCGACATATTCGGTATTATCAGGCTGCGTTGCGTCCCAGTACAGAGTAATGTAGTTATCTCCGATACTGGTTTGCGGTACTTTTATTTGCAGCACAGCAAACTCAGCATTGGCATCCCACTGCGGTTCTTCTATGTATAATTGGCTGCCAGATCCTTCAAGTTCAGCGGCAATTTTGAGATTATTAGCCCCGATATCAGTAAAAATAGCGGTCATGTCTATGTTGTTTTGCCCGCACTCTGCTGATAAAAAAACTGCTATATTAATGTTATATAATACTTCTGTCGTCGAAAAAGAAAATCTCTTTGAATTTGCCCAACCAGCAATCATCGCCCAAATCTCTTAAGCCGTTGCCAGTTTGGTTTGTATTGATGATCACAAGCCGGGCACCGCCTTGCCTTACAGCCTAGCGGATCCGTCTTGCCCCCACAAACAGAGCACTTAATTATAGTGGCTCTCCGTGGTACAGGAGGTGTATAATTTTTCAGCATGACAATAGCTGCTGGAATACTAGGTACCATCCCCTGTTCCATTATTTCTAGCAGTGCAATAGCATTGCCTATATCACGCCCACTAAACATTGCCAAATTCATCCTGGACACCTCGGTTCTTGTTTGATGTTGCCTTCGCACGAATCTACATTATCCGGAAAATTTGATGGTTTATCGCAGTGAAACGTACCTGTACCTGTGCAGGTATTTGGATCACTGGCGCAATAATCATCCCACCATCTATATCCGTCGATAATACACGGACCAGCCCAGGTTGATGGATCGTCTTGCATTGTATCCAGCACGGTGAACCACACGGAATTAGTTGACCGTATCCTGCCTGTATCATTATTATTACAAGCGTCTGATATCTTTACCTCACACGCCCCGCAACTATTACGAGCAAAAATAGTTATACTTTCACTTTCTAATCCCTCTATTTCCTGCACATCCTCTGTTGCCGACAAATAAAAACCTGTACCAGCGAGGTCAACCGTGTAGGGTTCGATCCCCCCCGTCCAATAAATAGTTACCTGATAACCTTCAGCAACTATATCGGGAGACCTCTCCTTATCGTAAACAATGGATGCAACCCCAGCACAACAATCATCTCCAGGTGCCAAGAACTTATTAGTAATCGTTCCGCACGGCCCTCCATCCTCGGTAGGTACAAAATTAAAGATAACCTCGTTTTTAGGATAGCGATTACGCCAATAGTCACGACTGGGTAGCACCTGCGTTGTACCGTTATAAGTCCGGTACATCAACTTGCAGGTCAGGCAGCCTAAACCCTTTACCTCTTCGCAGCACGCGTCTTTATACTCAGAGGCTGACCATTTTGCGGACGCTGGAGTCTCGGCGGTTGTGTAGGTTACCTCAGGATATGGCCGCACCTTATTAGGACATGAAGTTGGTTCGTATCGTACTCCATAATCAACGATTTTATTGGTACACCTGTTACGTTGCTCCCAGTTGATCCGTTCTTGACATGGTTTCGGGTCGCCCGAGACACCTGACAGGTCACCGGGCTCTATCGGATCATCAATCCCATCACAGAGCTGGCAGTCGCTACCCTCTGCTGGATCCTCCTGTTCGTCTTCCAGTGCGACCTGCGCAGGCGATGAAAGTGACTCTTCAAAAGCGTATGCTGTTGCTGTGTAATTGCGCTTACCCGCAATTACCGTACCTGGGACGGAGACCACCAATATATCGTACTTGATAGGGATCTGTACAACCAGCCGCCCGGAAACAGGCTCTGACAATACAACACGCCCGTTGCTCCAGCTGACTCCTATCGTATCGGGGTCGACCCGTGTTCTACCGATTAATACGTCCCCGTCCCCAAGCCACGCAGGAGGCTCTTCCCTCCAGAGGTTGAGGACTTCTTTACGTTCTGCAAATCGATAGACTGGCACCTCACCCGCGTCGGAAAAATCAATAATGACCTGGATTACGCTCTCCGCTGGGCTCGGCCTTGAAGGGCTGATATCCGAGGAACAGCGAAACGTGTATCTATCCCTGAGGTATTGTGACGAGCAGTGTACGTAAACATTGAATTTCTTGGTGGACCCAGCCCTAGTAAGGGGATTGCATTGCTGGTTCATTGCCAGCAGATCAGCAGCCTCATAGCAGCCCCCGCCGGTCAGAGCAGCCTGAAGCCGCTGTTCGGTACTGTCGGCAGGGTCTCCAGGAACATATGCGTCCTCGGATTTGAGACCACGGCATGGATCAGTGACCCCGTAGGCAGAGTTGAGCCATTGAGCGAGCTGCTTCTTCGTAATCTGATTCTGCTTTTCTGACGGATCAAGGGTCATTTTGATCCATGCCAGGCTCGCAGCCGTGCTAACAGGATCAGAGCCGGATATACTGATTTCTAAATTTTCAGACATAACTTGCAGTCATTTGGTGGGTCAGTGTTAGGGGTTTTGCCAATAACCTCATGATTGCATTTATCCACGTCCAGATGGACAGGCGGAAAAAAGCCAGATGTTTCAGCGGGATTCCCTGCTTCTTCAATGCTTTCCTGGCACCGTTCGATTTCGTACTTAACGCACTCCGGAATAAAAAGCTCCTCGGTTACTCTTTGTTGATCCTTACGAGGCACACCTACGGGCCAGTAGGCGGTTGTGTACAGGTCACCGGTCCAACTTGTCCCTCCCTGCTGACCGATTGACACCGTATACTTGTCACAGTCAGCAACCCCGTCAACCCGTAAGGAACCGACAACAGCATCACCCTTTAGATAGATGAAACCGTCATCCTGCTCTACTTCTGGCTGCTCAAGAGGGTTCAGGATCCTCCGTGCCGTTGCTGTGTTAAAGACGATTTCCCAGCGAGTTCGAATATTTCCCAAAAAAGGTCGCCAACCAAGTTGCTGCGTCTTGTTCTTGTCAATCACCCAGCTCTTTCCTTTTTTGAGTCGTCCTTGTGCGGGGCCTTGGTGGTCTAATATTTCACCGCCCTGGGTGACCTCAATCTCATACTTGATCGACTCGCTACGGTGAACGTAAAAAACTAGACGATAGGTCACCAGTTTGCGCCCCTCTGCGTTTGCGCCGAACTGTACCGGACATTGCCCCGTAAACGCTGTTTCAGCGGGGTGACCCGCCTCTAGCTGCCGGATCCCGGCTTCCAAGTCCTGCACTGTGGCAACCTGCTGGGCCTCTGGGATCTTTGCTTGCTCAATGATCAGCCAGTTACTTTGACCGGATGAGTCTTCAGAGTCACCTGCTGCTGAGATTTGAGATTGGATATTATCAGGATTAATCATCACCGTTCCAGTGCTTTGAGTAACATTGGGTTGACCTGCGCTCTTGTTTTTCCAGTTTGATACCAGGATAGTACACCGGGCCATTTCCAGGAACATCTGCAAAAGCGTTTGTGGTTTGCTGGTCAGCTGCTTCGTGCAGTCCACACTCTATCCAGCTGTAATTAACGTCTTTTTTCTTTGAGTAATTCGGGGGCTCAGTGCTTTCTACGTCACCTGGATAACCATTTTCTTCCCACCACGCCCGCTGGAAACACTCGGGTACTTTAATCTCAAAATTTGAGACCTGACCACAGGTAGACACAATCCACAGGCTAAGCTCATAGTTGCCCGCTTGTGCATCTTCACGGGGCGAGCTTGTGGCGACCTGGAGCTGCCCTGAAACCGTATAAGCGACAGAGATATTACCAACGACAGGTTTGCGGGTCAAAAGATTATCCCCAGAGATGGTCAAGGGTGATCCGCTTTGGTAAATCACTTTGCTATCCGCCCCAAAAAGCCTACCGGGCGATATAGCAGACCGGATAAGATCAATCTCCAACTCGATCTTTGCGTTGACCTTCATAGCCAGGTCAGTCTTGTACGGGTTCACCTCGTTTCCGGAGGGTGAAAAATCTCCCAAGGAAAGATTAATGCTCACGGTGCCGTTCTTGGTGAATACCTCAGGCTCGGAAAGTTCGCCGTGGCTTAGGGCGAGAGAGTTGTTCCATCCGGTACGATTCTGCGTGAGGATCGGCATGGTGAACACATCCGTAGCCTCGTCCCCACGATCAGTGATGGAGAGCCCTGCCCGCGTCCGGATCGCGTCAATTAATGCGCTCTGCCCACTAGGACAGCGTTTGCGCTTGATGGCGTCCTGATGCACTAGATTACAGCGCACGTCAATCTCTCCGCCGTCTACTGGATCGTTAGCAGCAGAGATTTTGACGATTATCAGGGACGGGGGGATCATACTTCTGTGCCTTGCTCTGCCGATGCAGAGAAGTCCAAGGATGAATCAGTGATGCCTGAACTGGCTGGTTTAGTCAGTATTACCCACTGCCCTACACCTTGCTGGTGTCCGGAAAAGCTCAACTGCTTGCCGCTTGCGACAGTGCCAGCAATCGCGCCTGCTTTTATCGTCACAGATTTTTCCGTGAAATACGGGTCTGACGTGTTTGTTAGCTCATAGTCAGAACCAATGTTCCCAGTCCCAGAATAGACGCCGAACTCCTGACTCGTGACCGTGTACGCCGTGGCACTGCTAAAATTTACAATAAACTCGTCACGCCACGCAAAGTGCCGGTTACCCTCAACAAGGTCAAAATTGACCGTGACTCCCGTGGCCGAGGAAATATCAAGGTTGTCAAAGTAGGGACCATAGTCCTCTTTATCAGGGAAGCTCTGTACTTTGACCGGAACAGCACCACCAACCGTATACGAGTTATCAAGAGGCGCGTCCAGGGTAATAACTACTGTCCAAGTGCCGTCTCCGAGTAGAGCAGGGGTGCCAAGGCTGAACCCAACAGCTTCTTCCGTGGGTGACGTGTCCGTACTATTACCAACGGCCCGTGAATCAATATGTAAATTATCGGTTATTGTAGCGCCGTCAGCGTGCAGGACAGGGGTGGCCCCGTCAATCATCTCACGGCTCTTATACCTGACCGTAAGAGTGGGGTCACCCGCCGTGTAATCCTGATGCAGCCACCCTACGCCGTAGTGCAGGCGGTTGCCCATATCAGCGACAAGATCGGCCTCTGTCTCAGCCTGGTCAGCAGCAAGGATAAATGTTGAATACTGGAGCCCCTTGTCAAGATCTGGTAGATCAAATTGGAGCACTCTACCCAGGAGTGCCGACTTTCCTGCGTCGGTTGTCCATGCCAAGTTAACCTTGCGATACACTATCTCTTCCACCGCATCGCTGGCGCTCGTGAACGTCTTAAAGGTACCTGTCTGGGGTGCCTTAACAGGGATTGGGTAACCGCCGTTTTCGGCAGGAGTTGCGTTGTTTTTTGTTGATCTCCAGACATCAAGAGTGAGTGGCATGTCAATTAGTCCTTATAAAGTTTAAGACTCCGTACCAGCACAGGAGCAAGTCTGTTCTTGGATAAACTGAATCAACCGCAGGGTTGATCGGCTCGCCCATCCCATTGGGGTCGTAAAAAGTCAGATTATCCAGGGATGTTTTATCAAATTTTGCTGTAACATCCGTTTCGCCCAGGGCGACGAGGCGAGAATGGGAAAAAGATTGATGGGTGTTAGGCATGGCCCGAAGCGCAAGGATGTCCGCCCACCGAATAACGCCCATCAGCTTATCTTCCGTCCCGGTGGAATCCAGAGTTGCGGAGAGAGTAAACGGTTGCCCCTTAATCACTGAAGCATACGTGCGGAACCCTCCGGAGAGAAATTGCTGACTTGTAAACCGGTCTTTGCCGGAATCAAGGCCCTTTGGTATCAAATCAGGCGAGGTGAACGCGTGGGAACCGAAAATAATATCACTCATCATCGACTTCCTTGACCGTGTCTCTTGCGGGGCGGTACTGGCATTTCCATATCAAGTGGGATGCATTGTTTTTTATATAATTCTACCCAGGATGATCGAGACCGGATCTTACTATCAAGGATCTTTCCAGCAAAAAATTCTGAGCGGCCTATCCTTTCCACTTCCACGCCGGATAATGCTTCTGCTTTTTTTATTGCGAGAACCAGCGCCTTGGTCGAATCTGGATGTGCACCAGGGGGGCGCTCTAATTCTACAATACCGGACGAATCGTCTGTATAGTGAACCGTGTATGTATATGATGTTTTACTCATCACCGCCCTCCTTGGCCGTGGAGTTTAATTGAGGGGTCATCCAGAAACGCCGCCAGCTTTGGCGCATCCTGTGGTTTTGCGTAAACCGGGAACCTGTCGCCTGTCCGGTCGTTTTGCAGAATAATTGTGCCCAACTTCGGGAATTCATGCCCGCCGCCTGCGCCCGGCTGAACCGGTGCAAGTGTTGGCATATCCGGAGGCGGGGCCATCATCACCATATCATGGGCAGGTGGTACCAGGTAGTTAGAGAGTATCTCCCTGGTCTGGCTTGGGCCAAGGTATGCAGCGATACCCTGCATAGCCTTATCGTAATGCCCATCATTGATCGGGCGCATAACCCGGTTATATCCCAATTCACGCACCCGCTTTCCTTTAGTAACAGCCTCGCCGCCAGCAAGCACGGCATACACACTATCGTATTCCGGAGGCCCGTTGACCTGCGCCCCTGCCCGCATATCAGTTGCGCTGCGGATCTGGCCGCCGTGAAACGCCGCCTGAATAGTTTTTTCGGTGATCGTGAAGGTTACAGTCCTTGGTTTTTCCAGGTCGTCAAGGCCCGAATCTATCTCTGCGATATCTTTGAGTGAGGAATCTTTTGCCGCAGTCATGGACTCAGCAAGTGGAGCACCAACGCCTACCGCCTTATCAATGAGCGCCTGTAGTTTTTCTTCTGCTTCGGAGAACTTAAAGGCCTCATCAATGGCACTGCCCGCGCTTTTGGCTTCAGCTGCCACCTGACCTTGTATGTCAATAGCGAGCTTCCCAGCAGCTTCAACGCCCTTCATGGCCTCTTCTAATGCTTCTTTTTCACCAACAAGAGCCTTTTCGTTCTCTTTTACTTCCTTTTTCAGTTCTTTTATTTCTTTCCGGGCAGCTCTGATGTTTTTCTTTTCATCCTTACTAATTACCCCATCCTTTCTTGCATCTTTTTTAAGTGTCTTGTAGTCCTTGAGTGCATCCTTGAGCTGCTCCTTGCTTCTATCAAGGTCTGATGCTGCCGACCGGACATCCCCAGCAAAGTCTTTATAGGCATCAGCCGCCGCATCTGCTGACTTAAGTGCGCCTTCCAAGTCACCAGCTTCCTGCAATGCCTTTGCAGAAACAAGGGCATTCTCTGCCTCAGCCTTGATGGCCTTGTGCGCATCAGCCACGGACATTCCAGAGCGGGCCATTTCATCGAGTTCCGCCTTAAGGTTGCTTTCTCGATCAAGGATATCATCCTGAACATCCTTAACGGTTTCGCGGTAATCTTCCCATATTTTCTTTGCAGCGGAGCGAGCGGCCTTATCCTCTTTTATTACTTCGTTGATTGCATCGACCGCCGCCTTTGCTGTTGCTTTGAGCGCGGATTGTTTGTCCTGCTCGGCGGAAATAAATTTGCCAGTATTCTCGTCCTGTCGAAGTAGCCCCCTGGCAAGGGCTACTTCAACATCCTCCATAGATTTGACGGTAACCCCGGTCTCCTTTGAGATCTTTTTAAACTCATCGTTCAGGTTATTCGCCATGTCTGCCGCCCACTTCTGCGACTCACCTAGCTCTTTGCTGTTTACAGCAATCTTCTTATAAGCATCACTAGCATCGGAAAATAGCTCTCCGGAGGCTCCAAACGCAGCATCTACATCACGACCGGCCTCTTTCGCAGCATCGCTGGTTAATCCTAGCGTGTCCGTCAGAAAGCCAGCTCCCTGCCTAATTAGCTGCACCCCACCGTACCCGGCCATCAGCGCCGCTTGGAATCCTTTGACCGGGCCGATTATAAAATGCACAGAAGTACTGAGATGGTGCGCCCCCTCAGCAAGCAGCTGCACTAAAGGTATTAACGGTTCTATACCCTCCAGCGCTGCAACTTGAGCCTCACTTGCAATCGCACGTAGGGAACCACCAATGCCCTCGTGCATGATATCAGAGACTTCTTGAGCCGTACCGGCTGCATCTCGCAGGGCTTCTTCGTAATCTCTGATTGCCTCTTCGCCAATTGCGACGAGAGCGGCCATACCTGGACCAGCCTCTTGCCCCCATAGCTGTACCTGCTGGCGTGGTGTCAGGGTTGCCTCTCCAACATCTCCAATTATTTCAGCAAAATCCTTGAATTGCCCGTTAACTTTGAACACTTCGAGGTTAATATCTGCAATAACATCTTTTGCATCACCAGCCGGGTTGATTAAGCGGGCCAGGCCCCCACCAAGGGCCGTACCACCCCGCCCACCCTCAAGGCCAGCAGCAGCTAGGGCAGTGATTAGACTGCCTGTCTGTTCCAGGTCATAGCCGATAGAGTTGGCAACAGAGCCGACATAGCTCATCGCTTCACCAAAATCTCCAGCGGTCTGAGTAGCAGACAGCGACGCTTCAACGATAACATCAACGACCCGGGATGCGTCGCCAACATCAAGCTGAAACTGCGCCATTGCTTTGCTGACGTATCCAGCAGACTCAGCAAAATTCAGCTCAGAATCAGCGGCCAGGTTGGCAACGGATGCGGTGGTTCGCAACATATCGTTTGCGCTCTGGCCAGCCTGGGCCAGGGCCACCATTCCCTCCGCAACTTCTCTCGGGGTTTGGGCCGGTCGCCTGCCAATATCTATGGCAAGTTGTTCAAGTTGTTTAAATTCTTCAGCGGTGGACTTACTGAACGCCTTGACCTTGCGGAGTTCGTCATCAAACGCCGCAAAGAACTTGATACCCTCAAGAGCGGCCTGAAATGACACGGCAGCACTGAGTACTCCTAATAGCTGGCTTTTTAGGTCGCCGAAGCCGTCCCCATCTATATCAGAGGCAGCATTATCAATATCGTCAAGCTCTGATTCCAGCCGATTAAGCTCCCGGTTCAACAATCGGGCCGCGCGGGCAATATCCTCAAGAGATTCCTCACCGGAATTTTCCATCCGGTGGAAATCATCTTGGAGATCGTTCATCTCCTGCGCAATTTCCTGCGTTGACCGCATCACCAAGCGGGCAGCATCACGGATCCCTTCACCAGCAGCTTCTGCGGCGTTTTCTGCATCGCCCAGGCCCTGACTTAAATTATCAACAGAATCGGCTGAGTCATCGACAGAGGTGTTCATCTCATTGAAATCAGCAATGGCAGCCGCCATCTCTGTTCTGACTATCAGTGCAAGGTCTGCCGTCGTTGACATTTAATTATTCTATCGATTTGGTTGATTTTTATTACGAGCAGCGTCGGCTTGCTGCTTCCGGATAATTTTCAGATGGTCCTCGTATACATCCCAAGAATATTCCCATGCGTTGGCATGCCCGTATGAGGAGACGAGCATACCAATGTTGTGGGTTATTCCGTCTGCAAACTGCCTCCAAGACCTGTTGGAAGAGTTCCGAAGGTGGCTCCTACCGGTTTTTTGTTCCGCTCCGCGTCCAGAACCACACCCCTCCCTTTGACTGCTTCCCTCATGGCCTTCACTTCTCCCCTGGCTGCGGCGATCTCCGCTCCTACCTCCGCCCCCAGAGCCTCCTCTGTCTTCGCTGGCCCAGGCGTCTCTTCCTCTGTCACTTGGGCCGGTACTTTCTCGGGAGCCTTCTTGGCCTTGCCTTGGATCCCCACTCGGCGGCACAGTCGAGTTATCATCGGCCCCACCATCCGCGCGGCTGACCATGATAAAAAATCAGGATTCACATCCTCCCATGCTTTCAGGAGAGCATCAAGATCGCCTGTATCTTCCGACAGGGGTAATGCACTCATGAGGCCGTCAAGATCTTCAACGGATTCCAGGAATATATCCTCGTGGATACCGGCATTGACCAGGCGGGCAGACAACAGCTGAACCATGATTTCGTCACTATGCGACAGCGATTGTGTGAAAAAGTCTTGCACGCTCAGCAGTTCCTTTTCGCTCGCCGTCCCCGTGTTTGCAGATATTTCCTGCATCGCGGCGTACCGCTTGGAGAATGCACCGATCCTCTTTACTGATAAAGTGCGGATTACTATCTTTTCTTCTCCTACAGAGACGATTTTTATCATGCTATAACCCCATTTTTACGCAACCGGTCAACATGCCGGGCGGAAAATATAACTTTTTTATCTGGCTCACCAATCTTATCATACGTCGGCGAGGTAACCTCACTCCCGACACACACTTCTTTCAATATCAGGTGTGCCTCGACCTCCTTGGCCGCTGTTTTTAATGCCTGCTTGCGGGTCGTATGTGCCCTTGCTGGTTTTGACTTCGTTTTTGCTTTCTCGTCCACATTTGTGGATACTGCTGGAGTGGTAGGCATATATTTTTATATCCTAATATCGTTAAGTACTTAGAGTGCTTAGTAAGGGACAAGGTATTAATCAAACCACTTCCTCATACGCTCTGTCTCTTTCGAGTAATCCCAGTTTGCCGGTGTGCCGGGCGGTGGGTTTGCCGGATCAACAAGCTGTGGGGAAACGTCAAAGCCGGTGATTGACACGGCCCTCGAACCTGCATCAAGCGCCGTTGTCCCAAATATTTGCGCATTCGGTGCAATGTAGCTGAGGTTCTGCATATCGATTTCATTGTAGCCCGTGACTTTGACGAAACCATTTTTACTGTACTCGGTACTAGGCTGATAAAGATCAGAGTCAAGGGCGGCATAATCGTAGCTCGTCAGGATTGGCTCGCTGGTGACCAGGCTACTGCCGACCATTCTTACATACTCACCATGTTTTGCCGATGAGACTCTGTAATCAGTTAAATCTGAAGCAATAACAAGCCCCATGTCTTGCAGGGTCAAGTCACCATCAACGACGGTTGTGCCATCAGCGGGGTATTCTGGTTCAGTTATGCCGGAATCGCCAGTTCCAGAGACGACCTTATAAAAGTGGTCCGTCGCAAGTGGGGGTGAGGTATTTGTTGTCGGGATAATATAATCTCCAACGGCCCTAGCTGTTTCCGTTACCCATTCAGCAGCGTTGCCGCTATCAGCAACAAGCAAACCATTGGCTCGCACTACGGAGGATTCTGTTACATTATTATGGCCGTCGGATGCATACCAAAAATCACCCTCAGCAGGCGCATAATCAGCAAGGTCGATTTGCACCGATGCCGCGACAGAGGAAAGCATTAGATCAGAGTTAAGACCTATAGCAACGGCGGCCTTTGTAGGGTCGTCAAATGTTGCCGACCATCCAGCGCTTGCTACACCCTGGTAAAGAGTTTTACGGTTTGCGCCGGGAGGAGCCTCGGATGTTCGATTCACGATACTAAGCTTGGTCGACGTGTCTGCCGCACGCATAAAAGTGAGGTGGCCACCCATGCGTTTGAAGCCGGTGCCTTCCCAACTGGAGCCATCTTTTAAACGGATTAGAATTTTTACTATCCATACCGCACCTTCATCATACATATTAAGCCTTTAATTTAAATTTATCGCCGTGGACTGTCACCTCGGCGTGAATCATATAAAGAGTCACGCCGCCATCCGCAACGCCCTCCCAAAAATCAGATTGTATTGAAACTCTACTGCACCCAATACAGGGCATCACCCAACCATTCAGGGCGGCGGTGATCTGCTGCGCCGTAGGGTCAACAGAGGCGTCCTGCTCGTATTCATAGTCAGGCAGGTATAGCCTGACGTAAACCCCGACAATACGGGAATCTGCATTACTATCAGGCTCAAAGGGTACCGACCCGGCCACCCAAACCGTTGCCGCTGGCGGGGCCTCTATCGGCGGACGATCGGGGTTATCATTCACCCTCTCAAGTATATCGAGCGACGTTAATCGGTCGATAAACGTTGATGCCAGCAGAGTACGGTCAAACATCGCTAATATCCTTTCATGCTGTCGCGGCTGAATTCTCGCTTATCTACAGAGAATGTAACCGCATTTGGAGATTTAACCACAACCGGTGCCGTAATATCCAAATCACCAGAGGCAATTTTATCCAAAAGCGTTTGCATATCGTTGCAGCTCTTTGTTATTGCGTCAACTTGGGTGCTAGTGGATGCCCCCTGCGCCTTAGTCGCGTAAGGCCTGCGCCTCCACAGGGAACAAATAGTCAGGGTTGCAGAAATCTTGGTAGCCACGCCCGACACGGGATTAAGGGGGAGCGGGGCGTGTCCGGAAGCGTAGAAATCAATCTGATCGTCAGAATCTTTGATAAGTGCATCAACAATATCCCAGTTGACCAAGGCTTCTTTTTCTGCATCAGTCATACCCCTTGAGGGCTCTGTACCTGTGGTGGTTAACCGGATAAGTTCCTCTATGCTCATCCGGTCAAGGATATCCTGATGGACAGAATAGGCCATTATTCCTTACCTTCCACCCGCTGTTCATCCAGCAGGGCCATAGCTCTGTCCCGCTCTTGGCCGGTCACTTTCCATCCGACCATAGCGGAAAGAGCTTTTGTTTTCGGCACTTTTCCCGCAAATTTACTTTCATCCCTTGGCAGTATAGAGATTAAAGATTCACAAGTATCGACCAGCTCATTAAAAGGGTGATCATCAGGGGCACCTTCTACTTCGACGGGGGGCGCAAAAAGATTCACAATCTTTTCACGCAGACCATCCTCAGTCCCGTAATCCTCGGCAAACGGCTGGAGCACAGCTGTCGCCAAGTCAATCGCTTCCTCCATGTCTAATCCCTCTAGCGGTGAAGGAGGGGTACAAGCCAGGCGATCAACAGCCTCTTCAACCTCACAAATGTTAAAGCCGGGATCATCCTCGAACTCCCGGATTTGAGCCGCATTGAAGGTACCAACCGGATAAAGCTTCCGGCCTGCGGTATGTCCGACACCACCACGGTACCTGCCTCCCGGTACATTGCAGATTACTTCAATAAGTTTTTTTGGAATAACATCACTCATGATTATCTCCTATCAACCTGCGCCGGTTGAGCCCACAGCAAGCTGTGGAAAAGTATATCCTGCGGCCCCACGGCCTTCGTTTCCGTACAGGTACTTGGCCCGTTTAAAGACCTCTTCGGTTTCTGTCCCGATCATCTGCACAAAGTGTGCTTTTTTACGCTCCTGAAAAACAAAGGGCTTGAAATAGCTGTGGTCAGCCATCAGCATCCACTGAGTTGTCCAACCCAGACGCTTATTGACCTTGACCTTAAACATGCCCTTATTAGGGTTCTTGCTCTGGTCGTCCAACTCATCCTGGTTGGCCAACTTAAATGCGGTCTCGCGCAGGGCAGATCCAACAACAAGGGTGCCAGCTGCTAGATTGAGAGGTTGCCCCTCAGTATCGGCAAACGTTTCCATCTTGGTAATGGCAGCGCCAATGGAGGCGGAAGCACTAGCGGCAGTAGTAGCGGACAGAACAGCAGTTATCTTGTTACTATACGTTACTGTTGTTCCAGTCGAATCAATCTGCGGGTGATCCGTATCAAAGAAAAATTGTCCATCAAAACACAACGCTGTGAACGCAGCCTTGATCACATCTGCAACGAGAATGTCAGGCCACTCCATAGCAGAGATCCCAGCCGCCTTTGATGCATCAGCGTAATCGCCGTAGATATCATCCTCAATATCATCACGGTCTACTTCGATAGTCGCTTCATACGGCTTATTCTCAAGCTCGTATTTATAGGCGGCTAACGCCTTGATCATTTTTTCCCCAATCCACAATCGCATGATTGGAAATCGTTGAAACCATCGATAAATCTCTTTTGTTGTCGTAGACTTGCGCAACATAGCGTAGTCACTCCACTCAGGTACAACACTCTTTGCTCCAAGGCTCCAGTCTACATGGAGCCCCTGAAAGAAAGCACTAAGAGATGCCTTGTTCAATATCATATTAACCTCTTAAATTAATCAAACCAAATAAGGACGCCAAAGGTCGCGTCGAGCTGAATTGCTGTACCGGCTATAATGCTGTTTGTACCGGTAGCGCTAGATACTGTTTCATCATCCTCAATATAGATAGATGCCAGGCCATGCAGATGTGCTTTCGTTACGGCGGCGGTACCGCTATTTGCATACCAAAATGCACGGAGGCGGCGCAGCTTTACAGTTTTGTCTGCGGCAGCGCCTGCTGAGTTGTCAACGTATTCTTCGATACGTCCAACTACCTTCAGCCCAGCCGCATCGGCTGCCGGAAGAACATCACCAGCTGCATTGACAGCCCCCATTGCCCCCGCATATAAAGTTTTTGCGGCGGCAACAGTGAGCACAACAACTTCACCATCTTGCATAGAGGTATTGCGATCTGCTGATGTAGCCATTATTCTTCTGCTCCTTGCCCGTACTCAAGCATTTGTTCTTTTGTGTGGCCAAATTGTTTGGCAACTTGGAGCTGGTACTCATCCAAATCGCCGGGGGTTTTCACTTCTTTTTGTTTGTCGGGCAACTTGGCAGGCAGCTGAACCATCATGGATGCAGCTACAATCTCAAAATTTGCCGGGTCACTGATGGCCATCGACAAAAAGAGGGGTTCGCCCTGGGCGTTTTGCTGTTTGAGCATGTCCGGAGTAAACCGATCCGAAAACTTAGCCATGAGCTTCTCGGCCTCTTGGCCTGCAAGTTTAGCTTCCAGTACTTCAATGCGCCCCGCTGATTCAGCCTCACCGGTCGCAGCAGCCGTCATAGTGGTCAGCTTTGCCAACACCAAGGGCTCAGTGACTTCCGGGCTCAATCCCAGCGCCGTGGCCACCTTGGCAGATATCACGGTTGGCTTTACGGCTTCCTTGTCGGCCAGCTCGGTGAGCTTGGCCGTGATCATAGCGACCGCGTCTTTTTCCGTTGCACCTTCGACCAGACCAAGGCCTGATAGGGCAATAAGTGCTGCAAGTAGGTCCACATCCACCTCCTGCTGATCGCTGTAACTTGCAACCAGAGCGTTAATATTATTTGTTTTTGGGTCGTTAGTTAATGCGCAATTATAAATGCGTGTGAGTTCCAGCTTGCCGTTTATTTTTGCAACGGTGAATACAGGGGAAAAATATCTATATTCCCTTTTGTTCAGGTGCTCTTTAGCAATCTCTGTCCATTCAACCTTTGCCCAAATCCCTTTATCATCGTATCTCCAGTCCTTAATCCAACCAGAGGCAGGGGCTTTTTTCCCTGTCATCGTCTGGTGTTCGTAGTCAAACACCAGGTCATTGCCACGTCGATCAATATGCGCTTTAGCTGAGATCCAGCTTTCTTTCGTTACAGAATACTTAGGACCTCCTTCAAGCTGAGCTTCGCCTTTAGGAAAAATAAGGTACCATTTGGGCAGGTCCCCTTCAGGGAGATCAAGCGCAGATACTTTTGCGTAATATTTTCTTTTCATCTTTTACTTGTTAATCTCCCATAATATGGCTTTCAGCAGCATCTTCAGCATCATCAATATCTTCTGATTGCAGCATAAGGAAGCGCCGCGCAGGAATTTTTCCAAACGGCGTTTGCATCGTCCGGGTGTGTGACCGGACGGATACAGTACCGTGTATTGTTACACGAGTATGAGCCCGCACACTTGCCGCAACGGTCCCGAATTCACCTTTATCAGCGCCGAAATTTTGCAATGCCGCGTAAATCAGGTTGGTACCAAACGACACAGAATCCTCTGCAACATCAAAAATGCTGCCTGGAGCACCAGGGATAAAGCTGGCCTGAAGCCTACCGGTGTCTCTCAGTGGTTGCCCATCACGGTGCTTTAGGGCATCCCATGTATTGGGTCGCCCCCCAACATCAAAGTTTGTGCGGACAGATTGTGCCCCAAGCCTTCCGATGGTATCCAGCATCGGTTTACGGTGCTGAAGCCGGGAGAGGATTCTGTTGATTCTCTCCGCAAGGTCTCCCTCTATCTGTATTGCATCACTCATAGGGCCGGCAAGGTTTACAGAAACATGTTTAGAGTTAGTTTAGTCGCCTCTGTGTTGCACGATATAGGTATTACCCGAGGCAAAGCACGGCTATCCCCTTAAATCGCTTACAGCTCAATTTTGGCGCTTAATGGTAATGAGGTGGTGTACTCTTAATCTGTGGGTAATATACTTGGTATCTGACGGGGGCGTAATGCGCTGGAGGGCGGTATGTGGAAATAATTAAAGGCCGCACCCTACTGGGTACAGCCTTTTGGTGGAACTTGATTTGTGCTGGATGACTATTTTTCTTGCTGGCAGAAGCCCCACGCGGCGGATTGTTCTGCGATAGAACATTTTATAGATCGCCCACTGTCCCTGCATGCAGGGCCTGACTCGGCTAACCGGATAATATTATCGAGCACATCAAACGGCATCGAAGGACATTTTGCTGCTGCATCTTCTAACCTTTTGGCCAGGATCATCTCTCTTTCTTCTTCAGTTAATTCCATTTTTCCCTCTCAAATATTAATGATTGATTAGTATTTTCCATATAAGCGATCTTTCAGAAGCTCTCTCCCCAAATCCAGAAGCCTCTGAGCACCCTGGTAACACGTCTTGGCATGGCTCATATCCTCGCCGTCATGCATGTCAACAAAATCAGACCAGGATTCAATCTCTCCGCTATCAATCTGATTTGCCGTCATCAGCATCATTGTCAGCTGTTCCTCCACAAGATTTTCATAAGCCTTCTTTCTCCGGTGCGCCCTTACCAAAGAAAGCTCTTCGCCGCTCAGCTCTTCATTGTCAATGATTGCCGTATCTTCGGGTGTCATCTTTGCACAAAGTCCTGGGTTAGGGTACCTGCCGATAATCGATAGCCCCTCTAGTGCGTTTGTCAATATTTCAGTCTTGTACTGCATGGCGGCAAAATTGATGTCAGAGAACTTAAAGGTGGGCTTTAAGGGCGTGATGGTGTCTAAGGTATTCTCCTCACTGGCCAGCTCATCAATCCATGCCCATCGTTCTTCTTCCGTCAATGTGGCAAGGGTTGGGTCAGCTTGCACTTCAAACGATTTATTATCTTCCATTATATCCTCAAGGGTAGATTTCAACATAGCAAAGGGGCAGACCTCCGCATGTCCATATCCGGTTATTGATTGCTGACAAGCACCACACCACTCTTCCCTCTCTTCTCCGTCCCGCCCGGTCTCTGCCCAGAAGTTATAATCGCGGGTGAGCCTGTAGGCGCACAGGATAAGCAGGCTTATCTTTTGGCCTTCCGTTTTCATGGTTGCTGGTGGCCTGCGGACTCGTATTCGTGACGGATATCGTCGTTAATCCCTGCAATGAAGGCATTAACTATTGTTTCTTCGCAATAATCGTCATTCAATTCTGATGAACTTATCGTCCAATCATACTCATACCTTTTTTTATTCAAAGTGCAAACAAAGTATACACTTACGACAAGCGAGCAGTCCTGCTTGCGGATTTCAACAGAGCACTTGCAGTTTATCCCTTCCTCTATCTTGTAGAGGGTCTTATAGAGAGCTTGCAGCATTAGTGGTCTTTGCCTCCTTCAGTTTTAACAAATTTAAATTCGCATTGCATGGCAGTGGTCAGGAACGCCTGAACGGTATCTTCTGGAAGGATTGATCTCATCAATCCAAGATTAAATACTATAGAATCCTGGAGGAAATGAACAAGCTCGTCTCCAGGTATGCTTTTAACCTGCTTCGTGAAAGCTATCAGATTTTTGTCTCTACTCATAATATTACCTCTTGCCACCAATCTGTGTTTTCCTTTTTGAGGATCGATAACACGGTTCTTGCGTTTTCAGCAGAGCCTCTTTAAGTTTTTTTGCCGCCCTCATTGCGTCACTGAATACAGAGGCAGTCGACAGATTTTGCACACGCAATTCTCTCAGGATAGCTGCATTCATCTTGTAAGAAACTTTTCTATTCATAATTGACTCCATAAAAAAAGGGCAGGCAGCAAGCTGTTAGAAGGCCGGCAAGATAAAACCGGTAGGCAAAAAAGCCTCAGCATGCAACCTGCCCTTAAGGACAATTATATAAGTAAGAGGTAGGGGTATCTTGTTCACTCCGGCTTCTAAAACGGAGGCAACCGTTTCGAGCGTTGCAAACAGAGCGTAATCCGCTGCGTGGAGTTTGTCAACTAAAATGTGATGCGTTCGATCACAACCCGGCCAGCGGCATCCACAATCACATCAATCCGGCTTGCACCTTTTGCCACGGCCCAGCCGGTATCTGTTGCAACCCAGCGCCCTGTATCAAGTATACCCTGCACCCTACTATAATCAGCCGCAGCTGCACCAGCCTCAAGGGCCTCGGTGACCTGCTCCGCCGTGGTTACCACGGCCCGGCTACTTGCCCCGGCAGATGCGAGCACCTCATCAGAGGCGGCCGCAACTGGGAAGCTCCCCTTTGGGCGTTCAGACCACAACTCAAAGAATTGACCAGAGACAGAGTCCTCCGTTGATTTACGGGAGGTTGCTTCGGGCCATGTATTTAATTTTTGTTCGTATTGATCAACGCTTCCGCCATAAACAACTTTTCCGGGATTGACCTCAAAGCCTTCTCCGGGCTGCTCATCCTTTTGCAGATCCGGCAAACCTTCCTGAACGTCTTCTCCACTCCTTCGCACGGATCCGGCAGTCCTGCCGGTCAAGGAAGAGCGTCATTGGAAATGATTAGTCGGGGCAATGGTATTGAGAGCAGGATCTTCTCTGCGGAAGGTAAGCCCAGAAAGCCGCTTGCATATTGGCGTTATACGTCCGTCATTGATGGAGCTATAAGAGACAAAAGGAAACAGGTTGCCAGTGTTTATCTCTGCCCAGTTTCCGGCGCTCAGTGCCCCTTGCATATTGGTGCGGAAAATATTATCAATCCGGTACGGCTTTTCTGTGTCCCAACCTCGCCGGGAAAAGACCTCAGCAGCGTCTTTTTTGAATTGTTCGAGAGTCGTGCCCTCTTTGATTGCCCGCTGGATTGCCCGCTGGACCGTATCAAGCTCGTCCCCCTTGGCTATACTGGCAACAGCAAAGGATTGGACTTTCTCCTCTGCCGTCATTTCCTTGTAGACTTCTGGGCTTACGTTTACTTTCTCTTCCCAGTATTCCTCCGCCTTAGTCATGGGCAGGGAAAACGGGCTATCAATGACTAAGCGGGCCATTATTCAGCCTGCTCTTTATCAACCTGCACCACTCTCCGACCGTGCAGGTTCGCATTCACCAAGCCTATTTCAACGTTATTGCGCAAGCTTTCCATCTCAAGCCGAGGCCACACCTCAAGCATCGCTCCAGCGAGATCCTCAACATCTCCCTGGTAGGAAGCCACGAAAGCCAGCATTGCATCCTCGTTGCTAGAGAGGTCTGTTGCTGCAACCAGGGCCGCAGCATGGTCTTCAATCGCCTGCTGCTCCGGAGTATACTCTTTTTTTGTCAGGCGAGCCGCTGCCCGGACGAGCTTGGCCGCGATAGCTGTATCTTTCTTATCCGTTGCCTTTTCTTCCTCTTTATTATCTTCGGTATCTTCATCAATCTCTCCTTCGTCGGGGGAAACCGGAGAGGAAGTCGGGCCAACCAGGCTGGCAACCGTAACATCACCCGATTGCAAGGGCATCAAGCCAAACTGCTCTTCAATCCACGGCACGCTGATTTGCCCCTTAAGCAAGGAAGCCAGTGGGGCGACCCACTCAATCTTTGCCTTGAGATCTTCCTGTCGTTTCAGGAGGGCGTTAAATCTAGGAAGTGGCGTGTCCCAGCCGAAGTGAAAACCAACAAGTGGAGCGATCCATTGGTCAAGGTCAGTGGCTGTCGTCTCCTGTGCGTCAGCCAGAGTGAGGTCTGCTCGTACCCCTGTTTCTAGGGTATGTAGGGCGTAGGAACCTGATTTTCCAGCCTCAGAAAAGGCAGCAGATCCGACAAGGGCCTTGCTGATTTCAGCATTGCAAAAATTGACCTGCAGCTCCCACAACTGCGCCCCGCTGACCGATTTCGCGGCCTCCATAAACTCGATTTTTGTCGAGGAAGAAATAGTGGCGGCAAAGTCTGTACCGATGCCACGAACTGCGGCCTCTAGCTGTTTGATATCAGCCGGATCGGTTCCAGGCTCGTAGATGCCGAGTCGGAGGGGGATACCACACAGCTCGGAAAATACCCACCAATCACGCACCGCGAAGTGTTTGAACACCATCATCCATGTGACCGGACGGAAAACTCCGGAGCGGGTACCATGTCGACTCAGGCCTCCGTAGGTATGGAGAAATAGCGACCGAGGATGGATCTCTTCGCCTTTTGGGTGATCATCCGTAACCAGCAGGGGCCAGTCACGGAGGAAGCCGGTTCTTGGGTCCTGAAATATTAATCGCTTATGCTCGATAAAGTTAAAGCTTTTAACCGTATACGTCTTATGATCCCACTCGGGCGCTAAACCAGCATACCCAAAGCTTACTGCGGACTGTTGCGCTTTTTTGTATTTATCCCAATCATCATGATTGAGGACATTTTGTTGGATAAACTCGACAACATCAAGGTCGCGTTGCGAATCAGAAGCGGGGGTTAGCTGCCAATCAAGATATTGGCTCGTTATCGCATTGACTCGTTTTTTCTCCTCGGAAACGATGTGTGCATCATGTTCCAACAGCTGCTCAAAGAGCTGGGCCTGCTGGTTCATGTCGCCTTGATCAGCGCGGCGGAAGATAGGGCCGATCTTTTCCGGGGTTAGTCCATCCGTGATGTACTCACGGTTGCTTTTCGTTAACGGAGCAGCGGGCAGGGGTCGCCGTGGCGGTAATGTTGTTGTCCGCATGATGTTGCCGTTTTTATCGTAAATTGGCATCCTTACAAAGCTCCTGCCCGGCTCTTGAACCGGCGCTTATCGAGTGATTTATATTCAGGTGTTCCGCCACCGGTCTGCAGGAGACTCACTGCTCCTTCGAGCGCGTCGGGGCCATCATCGTTGATGTTTGCATCTTCCAGATACCACAGCTGCTCAATCAGCAGGTTTTGGTCGCTATGGTTGCGGCAGAACCTGAGCTTTCCTTGCTGATAGATATAAGATAGAGTGCCAACAATTCTGGCCTCTTTATTTGTATTATGACGGACGGCCTTCCAGGGGAGATAACCCTCTCAACCGCTGCTTGACAGGCATTCAGCATGCCGGTAACTGATCCGTGCTGAATCCAGGCGTGCAGGATGTAGAAAATCATTGCTTTACGATCAAGGCCGATAGTTACAATTGCCTTGAAATCGTTCTTCTTTGCATTTTTTGCAGAGGGGTCGCAGAAAGATGCAACTGCTAAATCTTGCGGTAAAGAGAGGTGGTCGTCATAATATTTTACCAAGGCAGATTTAAATTCAGCATCCTCTGACTCGGTACGATTCATGAATTCTTTAAGAAAAGCTTTAAGTCCAATTTGCTTTATCTTCGCAAGGAGGCGCTTCATGGGCCAAAGTGCAGGCCATAGAGGACGCTCATCGGGTGTATCATGGTCTATGATTGCAGCAAGAACGCAGGAGTCATATCGCTGATCACCGGCCTCATCTACTTCCGCGACCATTTGCGCGATTGCTGAGCGTGGAGAAAACATATTCTGCGCATAGACCATCAGGCCGGTGGCACTCATACTGCCGAGCACCGCACTCTTTATCCAATCTACGCGGTTCTGTGTTTGCTTTGGGCTCCTAACTGTCTGATCATTCTCCAAGTCATCAAGGCATATATAGTCAGGTCGGTGCTGCCGATGCTTCCGCCCTCGGACAGGCTCACCGAATCCTCTTGCCCAGCAGCGGACCCCATTCGCGGTCACGAAATTACTGCTTGTCCAGGGCGAGCCTATGAGGTCACCAAAATCATGCCGTATCCTATGGTTTCCCTCTATCTCTGCCTTCAGAGCCATAACAAAGTCTGTAGCAAGATCGTTAGTGTCAGAACCCAGGATGTTGAACCAACGTTTTGCATAAACAATATTATGGAGAGGTACCCCAAAAGACCAGAACGTTGATTTGGCATGTTCTCGCGGAACAACAGCAAGAAAAACGTGATTCATTACTTCGGATATTTCTGCCCATTCGCTGTGAAATGGAGCGAAGTCAACCGTGAAATAATGGGGGAGATACTTCTTGAAAAAATAAAGTTGATCATGCTCAGACCTCGCGATCCGCGCGGTCTGTTTCTCCGGCGTATCATTTTCAAACGGGGAAACAGACTCTGATACCCACTTGAGAAGCGCAGCGGCCTTGTCGTCATACTGCTTTTCTGTGATGTTTCGCCGCTTTCGCATGGTCGCCATTACTTAAGAGTCGCCTTGAAGTTTTCCGTAATTTGTGGGAGGTGCTCAACTATCAGCTCAATTGCAGCTGGAGCGTATTCTTTTATATTTCTAATGATAAATTCGAGATCAGATATAAAAACAGCTGCTTTGTCATATTCTGCAATTTCCTGGGGATCACCCTGTAACTTCATAATCCACTCAGAAGCCTTCCTCTTGTCCTCCCGCATATTGCGGGCAACCGAGGACCACTTTGCGACAGCATCAGGAATGCCGGTATCCTTGGGGTTCGCCGTGGCCTCTCTAACGAGGGTTTGGATGAGGCGGGTAATATCACCAAGCAGCTCATACGATTGCTGACGGGACAGGTCCCACCCATCAATCCCTAGGCTCGGGGCCTTAGATTCGCTTTTCCATTTGCGCAGCGTGTTTTCTGAAACGTCCAATATGTCAGAAATTTCATTAACCCCATAACCAAGGGCGTACAGCTCCTTGGCTTTCGGCTCAAGCTTGGCCTTGACGCCTTTTACTCCCTTAGCCATAGAGTTCCGCCTCCACGCCGCGCAGCTTGCTCTCCGTCCCTGTGAGGGCGGCAAGCTCTCTCAGTAACGCTCTACTCTCCCGTGAAATTAACTCGATGGGTAAGGCCGATTCCGTGTCGACAAGGTTGCAGTCAGCTCCGCATATTAGTGTAGCAGAGATCCGTCTAATGTTTGCCCGAGAATCTTGAACACTTTTAACGAGGGATCGTTCTCTCGATTCGAGCATAGCCCTGTGGGCGTTAATGTCAGACATCTTTCTCCTTTGCTTCACTGTTGGACTCCAGCCGTGAGAGCCGTCTTGTTACCCGTTCAACCAGACCGATAACCGTTTTCGTTAGGCTGTCCTGAGACAGCATCAATGTATGATTCTCGTCTCGTTGGGTCCGAATTTCTGCAATCAGCTCTGAGAACGTTTCCCTGATATCCGACATCTCGCCCCTTAGCGGAACGATCTGCCCAGCAAGGATTTTAATTGCCTTAAACCCTAGTATACTGGGGATTATAACAATACCAGCACAGGAGATAAAAAAAGCGACAATAATCGTATCGTTTCCTGCAAGCATTTTCAGCAGACTAACGGCAGCAGCGAGCCATTGTATTTCTGTCCCTGATATCACACCCCTCTCCTCTCTGAATTTTTCTGACAATCAATACACATATTGCAGCCAGGAACTGCAAGTCTTCTGCTATCCGGAATAACCTCTTCGCAAGAGCTACAAAAAAAAGCAGACGGACGGGGCGCACGCAGCGCCCCCTGTATATTTTCGACTGCCATCCTTCTTATCTGGCTCTCGTTCCTGGTGACTATATCTACAGCATCCACAGTCAACCTCTTCAGCTATTTTTTAAATCTGTATTCGCTTTACCAATATACCCGAAAAACCGCCGGATACATCCATACCCGCAGCCGTAGCGTCTGACGCCTCCATCCAAATATCTGTTAACTCAGGTATCTTTTTGTATGGCAGAAATGCATGCTCGAAAGTGCTCGATCCTGCCATATTTAGACCACGATATTCGATCGTCTTGCATCCACCTCCGTCAAGCGGAGAGAAGAGCGCCTCTTTCAACGAGATATCAACGGCACCCGTTAAATTGACGCTTTTATTAAAAGCAGCATTGTATTGTAATAGAAATAAATCATGCCCAAGCCCAACCGTGTAAATCGCTTGCTTGGAACTTCCAGTGCCAGCTGTAAGCTTTATGGTAATCGTGCCGTCAACCGCTGCCGTTGCTGTAATATCTCCCTCATTGGTACACCCTGATATGCCTGGGGATCCACTAATACTCATGCGGTTTATGCGCCAATACGTGCGTACCGTTGGGACTGCCGTTAGACCGTTAAGGATGACATATTCCTCGACATATTCCATGTCCTGGCTGAGCCCGAAGATATGCAGGATAGATATGCCTGTTGACCCTGCATTGACAATCCGGTAAGTGTCATTTTCGGTAAAACCTCTGCCCCTATGGGATTGGATAATGAGTTCCGTTTCGGAGACAACGCTTATGACGACTCCGTGCTCCAGGTTGGTATCGTTAACAATGGCGTCTCGGAGGGAGACTCCATCTGTTACAAAGGTCGCAGAACTATCGATAAGGCTGGTCACTCCGCCAGTGTCCACGGTCCCTGTTGATATCAGAGTCCCAGTATCGGTTGCACTTGTCGATACCATGTCATGCAATCGAGCCGCAGTCGGAAAGACTATTTTGCCCGTTGGGCTAACTTCCCAGATGGTCACGTGGTCATCTTTAGGGACCGCGTGATTCCTGCCGAACTGACTAGCTGGCTTATGCCCATCGATCGCCCCGGCAGAAATCATTAACATGGGGTCACTTGGGTAAATGTATTGTCTCACTCTTCTACACCACTGATTTTAGTAATTTTAGTGACAGGGGCATATCCGCTTCCGGAATTTGCCCCATCCTGCGAGAGCGCAGACCCGTTGGTCAGGGTGGCCGTTGTATTACCTGCTGCCCCTGCGATCCCCGCCTTGCCCAGTGATTGTAATCCCCATATTGCCAGCCCGAGAGGTGTCTGCTTTATGGCTTCGAGCCCTAGTGCCGTGGGGTCGAAAGGCGCAGCCTGGGCAGATTGCTCCTTCAGGATTGCTTGGGTATATCCTGCAACCAGGGCTTGCAGCTGCTTTGTTTTTTCAACAGCAATTTGCCGCTGTGATTCTGCTTGTTTTTCTGCAAAAATGTATTGCAGGAGAAGGCTTTCGCCTCCTCCTCTTTCTTGTACCTCAGGAACAGGCGTCGTCATCTGTGCCTGCCCTGGTATCGTTTCCGGAAACACTGCCTTACCGGAGCCAACATCCGGCGCTTTTCCTCCTTCAATACAGGGGGCCTCAGCTGAGCAAATCGCATCTGGATTAGCAGCATCTGTGAACTCAACCCGACCAGGTACAGCCATTCCTTCATCATCATAGCTAAGGTGGACGACAGCACCAGAAGACGCTTCCGTCCCGCCGCATGATTCACACGGCGGTAGGGCCTGCTGGTTGGCCTGCTGAACGACAGGGGCGACGGGGTCGGTAATCTGCTGGTTAGGTGCAAAAGCAGCCTGGGCAATACCAATAAATCCCGCTGCCGCCTTGGCCACTCTTTCCCCCTCGGCTTGATCACGGGCTGGCTGGGTTTGATAATATTGTTCTGAGGCACACCCTGTGGTCAGCAGCAGGGATAATAGGAGCAACAGAAGCGATTTCATTCTTCGCACTCCAGGTCCGGTAAAAGCTCTGCTACGACCTGCATTATTTCATCGTAGTGCTTGCGGGGTACCATGATTTCGTCTTCCTGTGATTGTTGATCAATTGTCATTTTTGCTGTGGCATCCCATGTCAAGATGGGGACGAAGAGTGTTCTCCCTCTACCAGCCAAGGTGACGCTGAATCCTTTATCCTTCAAGAGCATAGGGATACTACCGGTTGTAGTAGGCCAATCAATCCAGGTTTTTCCAACCCTAAAACCAGGGTGGAACCTAAGCCGGAGCCATGCCCAAAGCTTCTTGCAAAATTTGGCAAATCCAGCAGCGGAAAATCCGCCGAGCGCGATAAAGAAAAGCGAGGCGACAAGCATGCCGAACATTCGCCAGTCCACTCCATTCATAAAAAATTCTTGAGCAGTCAAGATACCCCCTGTGTTAAATAGTCTTTATTTCGTTATTGCTTAATACAGGATACTATACGTGGATTATCGAAAGGGCGTAATGCGCTTGAGGGCGGTATGTAGACAAAAAGAAAGGCCGCACCCGGATGGGTGCAGCCTTGAATAAATCTTGATTTATGATGGATTGATTTTTTTTACTGTCTATGTAACTTCTAGGTAATTCTTCATAGCTGCCTTTATGTGCTTGATAGGATCGATAGCCGTGAAGGTATCACATGCTTCAAGAACTTTAACAAAAGACTTCAAGTTATGAGCGTTTTTCTCGATGGAATTGGTTAATAATGCTATTTGTTCTCGCTCAATAGCTTGTAATTGTTGCAATGTATTTTTCTTTCTCACTTTAATCTTTACCCTCCGTAGAGTATGGAAATTCAAGCTGATCTGCTTTCTTCCA